AACTGAGCTATAGGAACGGTGCATTTGGCTGAATGACTAGCCTCATGTATAACATGTATGGGTGAGGGAACACCCATTCTATACACGAGCATACTCTTTAAGTGTATAAAGACGAGTGCATAGTATATGTATATGATACACGAATACGTAACTGAAATATATAACACATTGGGACCTGGTTTTAGTGAGCGTGTCTATCATAATGCCATAGAAGTGCTTCTACGTGAGCATGGTATTTCATATGAGACTGAGCGTATAATACCAATTACGTTCAAGGGGCATACGATCGGAAATTTACGAGCGGATATCATCATCAATCGTACGACCGTTGTCGAATTGAAGACAGTCAAAAATNNNNCAAAATATAACAGACGTGATGGTTTCACAAGCACGGAATTACCTGAAGCTATTAAACTTACAGGAAGCGTATCTTGTGAATTTTCCACCGGCGGCTGGAGCTCTTTCGGAGGTAATCCGTGTTACGATTGACTAGATCGTGGGTATAAATTCCCAATGTAATTCTGTGCATATCTTTTTCCATATCATATCCTGTTGATGTAGCTTTTCCTTTGATTTTAGAAGGGGGAAGTATTGAAGATATGTGTCTTCACTCAATAATTCACAGAATTTATAGAGTACGAAAGAATAACTCAAAAAGTTTTTACGTTCCGCTGGACAGTTATTATCAAATGGTTTTTGAATATCTTTAAACATCATACGCAATTGTTCTTCGAGTTCCACTGGCATGTTGGGTGGTTTTATGCCACTCAAAATATTTGAGATATACGGTACGTGTTCGTAATACTTATTGAGTTTCAATTTTTTTAACAACCCCCTGACTTTAGCATGTGTAATTTCGTTCACACTTTTTATTTTGATCTTTTTGAATTCGTTTCTCAATTGCTCGATTACTTCCTTAGGTATCGTTGTCATTTCTTGAGCCTGAAATTGTGACAACCATTCGTTGAAATGATTATCACGTTTATATGAATAATTAATCACCTTTTCCGATGTCTCTTGTTCTTCCCTATACGTGAGTTCCTGGCTTATCAACGTGTCTACGATTATACCACACGAGTCACATACCATGTCACTCGTGTCATGGTAATATACGACGTTACTATCAGGGCAGTTTGGGCATATATCTGTCACCACTCTTTCCATGGCACGTGGTAACGATTTCTTTTCGACATCTATCAGGTAGTCCGTGTATATATCCTTCTTTTGCAACCCTGTAGTCACTTTACAATTGAATGCATTGTCTGTGCTAACTTCTATGTTTTTATCGTCTGTCATATACTGTTGGATATACGGCATACATCGGGCTATATAATCGGATAGTTCACCTTGATATATATGTTTGTTACATGGATCATCTTCTATTTTTGTCATCCATTCATCCACCCGGTTATTATACCGACTTAAAAAATTACCTTCCATGTATATCAATGATTAAAGTACTCAGCTCGCTTTTAATTAACGTAATCTATGTATTTAAAAACGTTGCGAATTTTTTTTTCAGTAAGCCAGATTTCACCGTAGTTAGTCGATACGTTGAATATACCGTCGATCATACAAAAGAGTATAAAACCGACGAACCTTTCTGGGAACGTGAGCGTGAACAAATTGAGCCATGTACAACAACGTATCTGGGAGAGGTAGATATGAACGATGAAATACCGAAACCACCGGATGCAGTGGAAAAACTCATCATACGAGTTAAATTTTGGCACAACAATAAGATTTATAAATTCTTAACATCTAAGCACGACTATAAGTGGCCGCCCGTGAAAGCGAAAACGATGAGTTTCCATATACCCCTGTCGAGTGCACAGTTACTTGACGCGAACGATAAACCAGTGAAAGATGTTCTCGAAAAAATCAGACGGTATTCCGGTCCGTATTCAGATTTTTACGGTGAAAAAATGAAAATAAGTGATATGTTTTATTATGAGGAGAGTTTTATGGCGACGATGTACCCTAAAATTAAAATAAAAAATTGTTTTGGTATGCTAAAAACGGTAGATACAGCGACTGGGTATCTCACTGATCTTCAATTACCTTAGTCGACAGATAAAATTTCAAATCTCCCAAGTTTGCGACATTATATTTTAAAATCAGAAAACGGTTTTGGTCCTCTTGCATAATTTGTACAGTGGAACACATACTCGTCGCTTTCGTGAAGATGTTCATATATCGGAGTGAATATGCACCCGACATAGTCGGACACTCGTCTACACATTGAATTTCCGTTTCCTGGTCAGCGAAGTCACCTCTGCACAGTAAACGTAATACCTTACCACTTCTGGATATTTCAATCTCATCGCCAATATTCGACATGTCCCTGCAAATTCTCTGGAAATCCACTGAAGGGATGGGTGTATTTATAGTCATATGCATCTCGGGAACCTCTATCTGATTTTCGTTGATATCGAGCAATTTTAATGCAAACTTGGTAGATGTTTTCTTTTGTTCGCTATGGATTTCGATATTCATGAATTCTTTAGAATCGACGGATATCACGAGAACATCATTGACGGTGATTGTTTTTAGGAGTTTGTACATGTTAGTCATATTGACACCACAATCAACCTCCTCCGAGCAGACGTATTCCTCGAAATTTTCAGCTGGAAGGTACATATCAATCAGAGATGCCCGCGCAGTATCCAGTGTTACGATGTAAACACCGTCTGGCTTGAAATACAAATTGACATCGTTTAATATATCCTTCAATACTTCAAATGTAGATTTGATGGCTGCAGCTTGCACAGTCACCAGTTTCATACTCGATTATTCGCGTTTTATTTCTTTATGTCGGTATAAGCTCCATCTTCAACCTTACGACTTATTTTTTCTTCTAGTTCCCGTGTCATGGCGGGTTGAAGTGATTTTCCATAATCATCGAGACCGAACATATCAGTAGTGGGTTCACCGTCCAGGGTTGAAGAAAATATCGAGCCAAAATCACATGTCTCCAATTCCTGAACCGGGAGAAGTGATTCGAGCCAGTTGTGTATTTCACGTCCTACCAAGATCTTACCGTTCTTCGTCAACATGGTGGGTACACGTGTTATTTTTGTCCTGAACTCTGGAGGTATTCCCGCTACAGTGACATTGTGATACTGGACAATTTGCTGTAGCTCTTTGTGCTTCTTAATATATTCTATGACTTCGATACTGTGTTTACACTTCGGACTGAAGACCAGAAGAGACATCTAATGTAATTTATCAAAAAAAATGCGAATGATAACGCACTTTTTTTGTGGCATATATTAATGTACAATCTAATACTGTTACTCGTATTGGTAGTATTATTGCTCGATACCAGGAAAGAGGGTTTCAAGAATAAAAGTGCGTCTACACCAATTCATCAAATTCTCATAAATGACCCCACACCCAATATGTCCGAGTATGCAGAGGTCAAAACGCTTGACGTTAACAGTGATAAGATTTCAAAAATGGTCCTGGCAACCAGTAAATACATACGTGAAAAAACTGGACTACCCAATTACATAATAGAAACGACTGGTATTCGTCAATATAAGCACAAAAACAAGAACCATATGTTGTATCGATGCATGTTCATGTGCATGAAAATGGGAGGATTTCCATTCGGATTTTCTGTTACATCCAATCTCATACTCGTATCAGGGAAGTTGCGTGTGATAGGTGTTCAGTCACAGCCAATGGATATAAAACAACCGAGTAACAAGACACCGTTTGAGAGTGCCATCGAAGGGTCTGAGTATATAGAGTACGAGACTATCCAACAGGGTGAGTTAGATTTAATTAAAATTTAGTCCAAGTACTATTAATGATAAACGTTGAAGAGATTTCACAAATTGTCAACAAGAGGAACCGTATGAAAAAGGAAACATACGTTGAAATCTATAAACAGGTCACACGTAAAGTGCGACGCGCGGTAGAAACTGGTCGTAAATACATCGACACTGAAATTCCTTCATTTCTAGTGGGATACATAGCCTATGACAGGTTACATGCGACTAATTACATTAAACGGCAATTGGAAAACGCTGGTTTTACTGTGGATGTATTAAGAAATTTTGAGTTGCGGATAACGTGGAAAGTTACAAAAACACACAGAACAAATGACACCGAAATAGATGAATTCCCGACACTGATGAACTTGAAAAAAGCTGCTAATCGCTACAGGAGAAATGCGGAAAACGGCAGATAATAAAAGTTCGTATACTCATAATGGATAACCTGAACATCCTTGTCGAAGCCAAACGTGAGTACATGGAGCAATTGTCTATTCTCATATGCCCAGTCATGATTGATGTATTTGATGCAATGTATCAAGAGGCTCATACGTTATCAAAAAATCGCAAGGTTCTCATCATGTTCCAGAAACTACTAAAAGATGTACCTGAATGGAGTGAGACGATGGCGAAGCAGCACACAGATAACATCGCAGATCGGTGTGCGTGGTTCAAAGATTTGGTCGCGGCTGTGTTTGTGAGTTCCGTAAAAATATTATCAGCTGTTCGTTTGAGCCAGGATAGTAAGAAAATGGCAGTTAAACTTCCAACAAATGAAGTATTTATTCACACATGTTACAAAAATGCTGCGAAAGATCTTTACAAGGATCCTTACGTTTTTACCGAAAATCAGTCCGAACATAATCGGAATGATGCACTGTATGATAGGTTCGCCCTATGTGTTGAAAACACGGTAAAGGAGTTGATCCCTGTTCAGCAGATTTTACAGACGTATATGTCTGCGAGTGGTGAAGAATATATCAACGGTGAAGACGCTGATATGCAGCAGGATGAAATAGACGAACTCGACGAATACGACCAACCCGATCCAGAAACTCAACCGCAGATGCCGATGGAAGAAGGAGAGATGTCCCCCCAAATTGATAATGGGGAAATGCCCCCTCCCATGGATGAGACAGTCGAACCCCAGGGTGAACTCGTGGAGGGTGAAGAACCATCTACACCCTTTCAAAATGAGTTCAGGACTATTACTTCGAAACCAGCGAACCCCCCTCCCCAGGATATGGATGAAGGTGAAGACTTATTTTCAGATGCCGCTGAAACGCGAACTAAAAAACTTGGCTATTAAATATGGACGAGTACCTCAGAGATCCTGCTTCGGCCGCATTAATAGCCGCTGGATTAACCGCACTATACATACACGGCAAAGCTCGTCTCAATGATGAGGGGACGCTTTCGACGAGTGCTTACGCAAAACCTGCTGCATTGGTGGGTATATTAGTATATTTTATCATATCAAATGGTCTCGGTAAACGTGAAACTATCTCAACCGAGCCATTCTGACTAACTTAAAGATTTATCTCATGTATTGTATATAATGACTTCCGTTACTGCCTTCAACGACATGATGGGACAATTTCTTACGGAATTGCATTCGGCCTTTCCAGAAGAAAAGGGATTAAAAAAATACATGGCTGCATTCGAACTCATGCGCGGTACGAACGGAAGGATGATCGTTGAGGGATTTATGGCGAACATTTCCCCTCATGTAGAGAAAATTAACGCCAGGGATGAAACGTTCTTTCTCGAACAGGCTGGTGCGATTGATTTCTTGAAGGATATCAACCTGGCGCAGTGCTGGCCAAAGGCATCCGAAGGTACACGTGGTGCAATCTGGCAATACATCCAAACGCTTTACATGCTCGGAACGACTATCACCGCCATCCCACCAGAGACGCTCAGTATGATTGAGACGGTCGCCAAGCAGTGTGCTGATAAGATGCAGGATGAAGACGGTGAAATGAATATTGACGAGGCTCAGCTCATGAAATCCATGCAAGGGCTTCTCGGTGGCATGATGAAAAAATAAACCTATATAATATAAATGGTATCGCTATTCGATGATCCAAAACAAATTGTCAGAGCTGATAAGGTAATTGAATTCTGGCCAACCAAAGTTCATACATCAGCGGAACGAGTGAATGCTACAGCTCGTTTTATTATTTACGCGACATGTATTTTATACCTTATCAGGCGTGATGTACGTGTTTTCATATTGGGTTCCACATGTCTGGGCGTGCTGTACGTTATGGAGATGAACAACATGATAAAGGAAGGTAAGGCGCGTCCTTTAGCTGTGAAAGAGGGATACGAGACTGCGTGCCAATTACCTACATACGACAATCCAATGGCGAACGTATTGATGTCGGATTATGACGGTCGCCCGGATCGTCCATCTGCGTGTGATTATAACACGGTGCGAGGTGATGTCAATCAGATGTTATCTGGTACTATTCCATACGGTCCCCAGAAATCTCGGTCCCCCATACCAGAATTCCAGCGAAACGCGTATGCCCGTCAATTCGTTTCAGGCCCCGTGACATCTATCCCTGGTGACCAAACTGCTTTTGCGGAATGGTTATACGGTGAAAAGAATGGTTCGATTTGTAGGAGTGATAGCCGTTCATGTGACCCTAATGCGCGGGGTGTACAATTAGAGGCGTTCGGTGGATTAGATTCCAGTGGAGATATGAGGAGTGGTATGTTTGGCGGTGGAAATGGCCCAGCTTAGATAGATAAATATTCTCATGTAATAGTAAATGGCGTACCAACTCCAACCCGGTATGAATTTGGTTGAAACTCCCACTCGACCCCCTGTATGTGCGACTGAGGAGGTATTCGTTTATCCCCAGCCCAGCACTCTTAATTACAGTTCGGGTCGCCCTAACACGATGTTGTATGGGACATCTCCCTACATGGCTGGCAAGGGTTCGCCAGCTCAGTATATCGAGACGAGCGATCAACTGCGACCCCAATCCACCAGTCAGTTTAACAAAATCCTGGCTAAAACATACGAACAGAACCTGTTCCCTCTTCAAGATATGAAGTGTAAGCTTCCACTTCGTGCGATGACATACGAACCCGAAAGTACGCGCGCGGATACACAAAATCATATGTTTATGAAGAGATATCCCACTCAATAAAAATATTTATAACAAATAAGAATGGCAGACCCTATTTCGATTATAGCTATCGCCGGATTAGCCTACATGGGTAAAAAATTAAGCGACCCTAAACCAGAACTGTACCAACCTGAATCTAAACCTTCAGAACGTCCTATTCTAATTCAGGAAGAAGTACCCGATATAGCCGCACCTGGACCGATCGGTCTCGACAATCTCCCACCACGGAAGTTAGAACGGGAAAACTTCAGTGATATTGTACCACAGACACGTACATCGGGTACTGAAGTACTCGATATGCGTAACCGTATGTTCGATAATGGTCGCATGAATAACATGTCTCCAATCGAGAAACAGCTCATAGGTCCCGGTATCGCCGTCGGCCCCGAAGTCCCCGCTGCGGGTGGTTTTCAGCAGCTCGTGCGTGTCAACCCCGAGAATGTAGGTGCTCATCGTCTCACGACTTTACCCGGTCGGAGTGGGCCAGCGCATGACGTATTCGGTGGACGTCGTGGGAAGATGGGTGATATCGCTCACAACCGACCAGAAAAGACTGCATTTTTACCTGAACGCAGACCCGTCGCCGGTGGTAGGTCTCAGGGTTTTGATGGTCACGTTGTTCGCGGTGAACACGTGAACGGGAAGCGTTTAACAAACAGGTCGCAGACGGGTTCTCGTGATGACGGTCTCGGATTTTCTGGTGCTAAAAGTGTCGTAGCTGGTATGAAGATGGCACAGGATCCTACGCGAAACAAGAAGGATGGTAATGTTGAACAATACAGGTATAATAACCAGATTGCCCCAGGTGTTTCTACATTTTCCCACGGATATCTCGCGTCTCCAGGTGTGCAGATAGGTGAAGCGCGTACCTATGGTACCGCACACACAGTTGAAGAATTAAATCGGTATGGGTTCCGCCCTGATGATCGTCGTGGTAAGGCGAACCGTATGGGTAATGCTGGTCGTATGAATGTTCGTGCGGGTGCCCTAAACCAGGGTGGTATGCCGACCGTTGTACGCGCAGATACGACACGGGTAGATGGTCGTTACGGACCTATGAGTGGTGGCTGGACACAGCAATATAATAACAACAAGTACTACAAGTTCAATGCTTACAAGGGTAATTCCAATCCTTACGCGACGAGTGAGAGTTTAGGGGTTGCGAAAAGGCAACTCCAGAACAACCCAGTCGCTCAGCACATGATGTAAAATAATAGTCGAGTAACAACACCCATTAAAATATTATCCATATATTTTAATGAGCGTATACACGTTAGATATAGATAGTGGTGAACGTGATCCTACTATATATGCGAATCCTGGTGATTACGTGATAGAACTTAAAAATCCTATTTACGATGTTAATAAAATTTCTATCGCATCTGCTCGAATTCACGCGAGTCAGTTACTGATCAACGATCGTAACAAAACGTTTGATTTTGTCGTTCATACTACACCGGAAACGACTGTATCTGTTACGTTAACACCTGGCAATTATAATGGAAAAACGTTAGCGTCTGAATTACAGACAAAGGTTAATGATGCGTTAGGTGGTCCGTATGTATCGTCGCCTATCACATTTACGTATAACAAGGATAAGAATGAAATATCTATAGAGTCTCTATCATCGGCCGCTGCAGGTAGTGAATTCTCGTTTAAATTTTATGACGGTGCGAATGGGTATACATCTGCCACAGGTGGGTATACAACCCCCCATGATATTATAGGGTTACCACCAGATAATGCGAAATCGAATACACCGGCTACTGGAGGGGTTTCCGGTCTTTTGATTACGGGTAGTATTAATTTACAGGGACCTGACGCTCTTATCATAAAAATCAGTAGTGGCGCAGAGGAGTTAAATAAGACGATCTATTCAGATACACCCTTTTACACTGGTCGTATATTGATGTGCGGCGATGTCATTAATTACTCTGGACAAGATGATATCGTCGAACATAATTTCGATACTGGTTCACAAAATATAACCAAGTTACGTATACAGTTTTTTTACAGTAGTAATAACCGATTGATTCCATATGATTTTAGGAATGCTAATCATATTCTAAAGCTAAATGTGACGTGTACGACAGACAAGTTAAAAACTATTCCGAACGTGAAAAAGGATTTTTCGCTTCCCGCACCTATGCGCATACCGGAGTTTGAGGATCCGAATAGGTGGAACGCGTTTATCTATATATTCATGATAGTCGTGACAGGTGTATTTTTCTTGATATTCACCAGACCACGGAGATTTAGCGAGTGACAGCGTATGTGGGAGCCACGGGCTTCTTGACACGCTTCGAGACGCGGGAGATCACCATGTACACGATTACGGAGAGGAGGGTGGTGAAAAGCGCTGTGAGAGCGTAGTTCATACCACCGTTCTTCTGGACCTTGACGACCTGATGGATGGACCACCTGACAAGATCCATCCACGACAGCGCAGCGGCGAAGGAGAACCCAGCAACGACGGAGTTGAGAGATTGCGTTTCGAGCTCACGGGAGATCGCGATGAGTGTATCGGTAGCGACTTCGGCGGACATTTTTATAATATATAGAGATTTTATTCTGGTAACAATTCTTCGATAAATAAGATTTTCTTATACTTATCAGTGCTATACCCCCTGACAACACCATCCTCCTGATCATCATCTCCGTCAGTTTCGGAAATATTTTCATCATCACAATCAAATTCTTTGTATTCAGAATCTGTCCACCCTTCCAAATCAGGGCATGTTTCCATTACTATCAATTGCATTTTTTATCATTGTTTCTGACGGATTGGTTGGATTCCACCCATCCCAAGCGTCATATGCATCGTTTATCTTCAAGAATGTTTCATCTTCCCCTGAATATGGTTCGAATAAACTTTCATCCACTTCCTCATCAATCTCCATGTCACTTTCACTCGAGCTTGCTTCGTCGTAAATTTCAGGAAAATATGTCCCAATCTGTTGACCCACTGTGTGCATGGCACAATATTTCATGCAATATTCCATGTCTTTTGCCAGGATTGTGTCGCGACCACATGCCCTGGCGTAATGTCCTGAAAGCACTACTGCACTTTCCAATACAGGTGTAATAATCTCAATCGCCGATTGAGCCATTTGGGAAGACAAGTCGTCCGACTCCATCCTGTATTCTTAGTATATTGTTACTAAGTGCATAAACTCTAAGTTCTCTTTCGTCCTCTATGTTATTATTCAAAGTCATCTTTATGTTCTGGTCTTTGATCATACTAAAATTTTTCTGACCAGTAGGATACCAACGTTCAGGTTCGAGTGCGAAACTGTACGAGTAAAACCTTCTGAATAATTGTGTTCTCGAGTGGTGAATCCCGCTCTGCACGGCGCGCATATTTATGACATTCCCTGTGACTTTATCGAGGATGACTTCGTTATCAAGTGTCATTTCCAAGCTTACAAGATTTTCATAATTCGTATACCGTACATCGGGTTCCCCTGGAGGTGGATATATCTGGTTAGGATGATCGTAATCGAATGGATGAAATGATCTAGTGGGTGTACGCTTTCTCGCTATCACGAAATAGAGTTCTTTAACCGGGTTTGTAAAACCGAGTCTAAAGTTCTCTTCATCACGCCCTTCTGCAGTTGACACTGGAATTTGAAATGTATTCCGCTGCAATTGTGTGGTAATGTAATCTTGTTTAACCGATTGAAGTTTGATTCGTTCAGGTTCGTCTAATTGCACAAGTTCCGTGTGTATGGATATATCATTAATTTTCAAACTCGACTTATTTAACGTGGGATTAATAATGTTCAATTGACCACCCATTCCAGGGTGTTGCTCACAATAATAGTACAGGTAATCCGGGGCATCCATCGGTACGGTGAATGAGTATACGTACGGGTTTGTGAATGGATCGGTTAGAGTGGGTTGTGTAGTATACTCACCACCACCACCATGTGTTCCATCAGTCGTCGTAGAAATTTTGAAAGGGTGAACAACTGCCGTACCCTGATTTATAGAGAAATAGTACGTACTCCCTCGCTTCATTCGAATAGTGGGTCTATCATATCCATTAATGTGGTACTTGTTCAAACCATTAACCTGTTGCACTGTGACAGTGTACGTTGTCCCGTCCGGGTTATATGCGTCATCGAATGCGAGGTGACCAGTATAAATACAATCTGTAACGTCGCTCAGTTTAATTTCAATTTCACATTCTTGTTTTGTAAGAGCGCATAGGGGTATAGCCAGTTCAGGGTTGTTATGGAAATAGAACGGTATATCAACAATATACTTCGTGGGGGTTGTTGCATTACCGAGGTATCCGTTTATAGGATTGGTACCGTATTCTACAGCCATGCCCGAAACATCGTCGTCAGGATATTTACCAATCAGTTTTGATAGCGCGGATTGTTTTGTTTGTGTGATATAATGTTCACTGTAGATCTGCAACCAATCGCGAGAAATGCGTTGTATGAGCTGCCCCCCTATCAATAAGTCTACGTGATCGATGATAGCGTGCCCGATTGATTCATTATATCCTCTATAGGCACTCAAAGCTGGAAGGTCGATATGCACCCGAACACCTTTTAGTAAATCACCTGAACCAGCCGGTACCGTACATTTTAGTGTGCCCCCGTATGCAATTTCACCCCTCACATCATGTTTTACATCGTACATCGCAAAATTTGAATGTTTCCTGAATTGTTTTATGAAATGCGTATACTCAGGATTTTCTGTAAAAAAAACATCCTGGGTACCCGTTGTGGCGAGCTGGACCCGACCCGCCATTTCTATTATTAGATGTTAAAATTTTAAACCAGCTAAACCGCTTTCAATGTGTAATACATTATAACTACGTGCGTACACATTTACATTGATGTTACGCGTATTATCAGCTACTGTCGCTCCCGATGTAGCGGTCGGTACAGTGTCGAGTTCTATATCCAGTTTTTTGTGAATAATGCGACTCATGTTCAACTGACCCGTGGGGTAATACACCTCTGGGTTAAGTGCGAACGAATACGTATAGAATTCATACGCAGGGTCTGGACACCCAGTATGATACCGAAGTGCCTGTTGATACGCGAGGTACTGACCACTGTGATCGAAGACGGTCGCACCGTTACATTGAAAGTCTATGTTCTTAATCGTTCGGTGGTCTGAACGTTTTGTATTAGTAGACGAACCTATGGTAAACCCTTTCAAAACACTCGAGAATGTTTGATCCGATGATGAGGTGTT